GGAAGCCGAGGGGCTGACCCGATCCGACGCGCAGGGTGTAGCCGATGCTGAGGCAATGAAGGAGGACAAGCAATGATCGAGCGGATATTAATGGGCGCAATTGTGGCCGCTTGTCTCGCTGGTTTATACGTCACCGGCGGTGACCAGAGCATGGCGGAACGGGAAAGGGCGCTATACTGCGAAATGGTAGGCGCATGGCATGACAGCAATGGGGATATTGGCTGGCCGCCTTATGATGGGGAGTGTGAATGATGTTCAAGGTATATTTGGGCGATTGGTACATGGCTAGTGGCGAGACTGCTGATCAGGCCATAGAAAACGCACTATCCGAGGCGTATACGGCGGACCTGATCGGAGCTGAGTTTCCGAGACTAAGCGAGGGCGAGTTCGTCCGGTCAGTGGACGTCTACGCGGAAGGTTGACACCGATGCTAAGACTTTCGGTGGGCTTGTTGCTATTACTATCAATAGACACCTTACCAAGCGGTTGGAAGTTTATTGCCGGGATATTAGCTTTTGGGCTTATGCTGTCCGGCATTAGATCAGAAGCCAGAAAAGAGAGCGAGTTTGATGACGATTTATAGAGTGACGGTCAGTATACCGAGCGAAATATATATCGAAGCCGGGAATCTTCAACAAGTGGCCGACTTCATGAAATATATTAAACAACACTATGACAAGGTCAATTATCCGATCTCTACCGTGACTAATGATAGAATCGGGACGGCAGAGGTTAAGGTGCTATCAATCGAGCCAGCTAGAGAAAAAGACAATATACACGAGAAAAACGCCACCGAAGCCGCTATGCACCAGCCGGTCGGTCCAGATAGTGCCGCGTGAAGGCTTCTGAGAGGCCCGGAGAAGCCGCACAAGGGGAGATCGACCTTAAGGGTGTCCCAACATACTGGGTAGGACATTAGAGAGGCTTAGAGATGGAGTTGTATGAAATACATATCAGCAACCCAGCAACAGATTTGGGGCCGGGGGTTGGATGGGGTTGACAAGTATGTTACCCTATCTAACAGATACTGTTGGATACTGTTATAGTTACTATCTAACAGTCTATCTAACATACAATCTAACAGTCTATCTAACAGTATCTATACTCTGGAGAGGTAAATACAGTGAACAATTTCAAGTTTAGTGATTCAGACCTTGAAGGTCACCTTGCCGCGGAGCCTGAAGTCGAGGCCGTAGACTGGAGCTTGATTAAATCTCAGGTAGAGTTTTCGGTTGACAGCCTTGGAGTCCATGAAGTGAGGGAGCACTATTTCTCGGGAATCTGGGCCTATGAGGATCAGATGGGTGGTTGCCCCGGTCACGTTGCTCGGGATATAATCCAGCCCTTGGTGGGTAAAATTATATCCGAGAGGTTTTGAAATGGGTGCTCACCTTGACGAAATGAAACGAGAGGCGCAAAGTAGGGGCGCAGCAGTTGAAACGGTAAAACGAGAGTTTGAAGGAGACCTTGACATGATTACAGCAGCAGAACACCAGCGGTACGAAGATGACATGGCAGAGCTTGAAGAAATGCGAGAGTACGAGGCTGCCGAAATGGTGGAAGCCATTGAGGATGGAAGACAGACGATTGATGATGTCTGGGAGTATATTCTTGAAGGAGAGACTGACGCGGTTAATCAGTTGGTTAACGGCATGGAAGTCTTGGTTGCCGCTAAGACAGACGCGGAGCAGTTTCACGCGGCCACGCTAGTCCGAAATGCGGTAGTTGACGCGGCTTGGGATTTTGCTTATTCTCAAGCTGAAGATTTAACGCTTTTTGATCTGCGCGAAAGGCGCCGGGAGAGCCGGGAGATTGGAAATGGGTAGGAGACAAGAAGAGTTGGAGGCTGCCATGGCCTATGTCGGAGAGACGGATGAAGGCTGGGAAGGCTTTACGGAGTGGGTGTTCCGCAGCCGTCCTCTGGCTTGGCAAGTAGCTCAAGCCACTCAGACAGGCCCAGACCTTCGCAGCGACAAGACTTTTATTGAGCTAGGCCGTGCTCTGTGCGGCGCCGTTGAGCTTGATATGTGGCAGTATGTTGAAGAAAACTCTCAGGAACTTCTGGAAAAAGCCCTGAAAGGTTACACAAAATGAGTCGTTGCAAAGCGTGTGACAAGGAGTTGACCCCGAGCGAGATTAGAGTCCGCAACCGGTTCACTAACGAGCCGGAGGACTTGTGCAAGACTTGCAGAGCGGTTGGCAGCTACCCAGATGACGTTGAGACGCTTACAGGAGCCGCACAAGACGAAATCTTAATGGATGATGGGCGGGTGTACACTAGTGAGTAAATATGCCAGCACAAGCCAGCCTTGTCCGTCTTGCGGTTCCTCGGATAGTTTGGCTATTTACCATGACGGTGGCGGTTATTGTTTCAGTAACTGCGGTTATGTTAGCCAAGCCAAGCTAGAGGGTAGGGCAGAAAACAGACAACGGAGGCACAAGGTGTCAACTTGGAATATTGAAGAGGTAAGCGGTTACCCGCTGGCAGACCTGTCGCATCGAGGGCTTAACCGTGAAGCGGTGGAGCGTTACTCGGTTAGACAGGCAATTAGGCCAGAGACGGGTGAGCCCGATAAGCAAGCGATTTTTTACCCTGCCGGGACTGGCGGCGGATGGAAGCGCAAGAACGCACTGACCAAAAAGGACATGGAAATTGTCGGTGATTACAACGGACTGTTTGGGCAGCAGGTTTTCCCGTCCGGTGGCCGCTTTCTAGTTATCACGGAGGGTGAAGAAGATGCGGTATCTCTCTGGCAGGCTTTCAAAAGTCAAGGAAAAGATTACAGCGTAGTATCTCTTCCCAACGGATCAAGTTGCGGAGGCGTGGAGAAGCGCGAAGTCTGGGATTACATCACTAGCTTTCAGGGTGTCTTGTTGGTATTTGATGCCGATGACCAAGGCAAAGAGGCCGCCGAGAAGTTCGCGGACATCTACTCCACCGAAGTCAAGTTAAAGATTGCCGAGCTACCTGGCGGATGCAAGGACGCTAACGATTGCATTAAGCAAGGCAAGGAAAAGCAGCTAGTCCGGGCTTGCTTTCAAGCTAGAGAATACCAGCCAGAACTTGTAATTCCAGGCTCGGAAGTCAGTCTTGACATGGTGCAAGAGCCAATCAAGCCGGGCAGCAAATTGCATCGTTTTCCAGCATTTAGCGACAAGTTGGGCGGAGTTCGGGACGGCGAGTTGGGCATTGTTATGGCACCACCGGGTGTTGGTAAATCTACTTGGGTGGCAGAGATTGGCTACGAGCTAATTAAGAACGAGGACAACAAAGTAGCATGGCTATTCCTTGAGGAAGACTTGAAGAAAGCCACCCAGCGGTTGATTGCGATTGATAATGACGTGCCCCTGCCAAGGTACAGGCTTAATCCGCAGGTAATCCCGCAGGAAAAGATTAAAGACAGCTATAAGAGGTTAATTAACAATGGTCGCACTTGGTTTATTGATCTTGGGCCTGCTGGTCGTATTGATGTTGATCGACTAATGCACCTGCTGCGCTACTACCGCACTCAAGGCGTCACAAAGTTTATCTTCGACCACATTAGCATTTTGTTTAGTCATGACGAGCGGGACAACGAGCGCAAGTTGATAGACAATGTTTTGAGTGAGGTTGCCGCATTCTGCGCCAGCACAGGCTCCACAATGATTATGGTTGCCCACATTAAGCGGTTTGACCAGAAGATTTACGTCAATGACCAGATTAACGATGCCAAATGGCTGTACATCGACCCAGCATCAGCTAGGGGTTCAGGTAGTTTTGAGCAGCTAGCTTTCTGGATTGCAGCGCTTGAACCAGAGCAGACAGAGAATGAGGCGAAGGGGCGTATGCGGATCAACATTAAGAAGAATCGAGAGTGGGGCTTCACTGGGCCTTGTGATGCGATTAAGATGGATCAGAACACTGGAAGACTAGAAGTGGCAGAGGTTCCTGAATATGACTACTAAGAAAATGTACGTTATCGACATCGAGACAGACGGGCTGCTGGACCAGATGACCACGGTGCATTGTGCAGTGGCTAAGGACTACAAGACTGGCGAGGTGCATACCTTTGGGCCGACAGAGATTGCCAAGTTTTTGGAGTTGATTGACGGTGAGGTGGTTATCGGGCATAACATCATCAACTTTGACATCCCAGCACTAGAGCGGTGGTGTATGCTAAGTGACTATATAGACCTAAGCAGTATATGGCCGACCCCCCATATGGTTATTGACACTCTGGTTCTGTCTCGACTTCTTAACCCTGACCGAGAGCGCCCAGAAGGACTGCCACAAAAGGTACGGCCTAACAGCCTACAGGCTTGGGGCTATCGGGTTGGCATTTACAAAGGCGACTACGGTAAGAAAGAAGCTGCTTTTGACCAGTACAACCAAGAGATGCTAGACTATTGTGTACAAGATGTTGAGGTTACTGAGCAGGTCTATAAGCATCTGCTCAAAGAGATGGATAATTGAGAAGGAGATTAGAGATGCGAGAGTATACGATGGAAGAGTTGTTAGAGTGGTATGAAGAAGCGCTGACGGACTACGAAACTGCCATGGTCGATCAGATGTTCGATGACGAAGAGCATGATGGGATCGAAGAACTGCGACATGAGCTAGAAGACTTGCAGGAAGAGATCAAGCGTCGTAAAGGAGAGCAGGAATGAGTGACCAAACACCTGGGCCGTGGTCGCCCGGACACCCCGATCAAGACGATGATCGACATGTTGTTTGTTCTTTGTCAGAGGGTTGGAGCGTCGTTGCATTACAAGCAGACCCAGCTAAATATGAGCCTGAGTCAGATGCAAGATTGATCGCCGCCGCGCCTGAGTTGCTAGAGGCGCTGGAAAAATGCGTATTTTTGTTAAGATCTATTGGTTATAGCCCTAATGATTCTGTGACAGCAATGGTTGCTTTCGACGCTATTGCCAAAGCTAAAGGAGAGCAGGGGTGAAAGTCGATTGGAAAACGCCAGCTAGGATAGAGCACAAGGTCGCGGAGATCATTGCGCGTCAGGAACGTGCTGGCTGGCCTTTCCGTTTTGAACAAGCTAAGGTTTACGTTGAGCAGCTAGACGCCGAAGCTGCTGAGATATACGATCAGATCAAGTCTACTATGGGCTGCTACTATGAGCGCAAGTCAGAGATTAAGGCACCCTTTAAGAAGGATGGCTCTCTGACAAAGATCGCAGCGGAGTACGGCGACGTAGGCG